GTTATTATCAGTAGAATATATAATCCATTCATCTCCGTATCTATGTATAGCACCAATTATTGTATATGGTATAACACCACATTGTAAATTAGCCGGTTCATTTCCTAATAGACCTACATCACCATCATTAGAGTTATTAACTGCATTACGTGCATGCCACCAACTCATGTTGTTCTCCATGGAAGGTGCAATGTCCTTGTTCATACCCTTTACAAAAGAGTTAGAAACTATAGATGAACTGCTTTTAGGTCGTGCACTAGCTGGTCTACCTTTAGATTTAGAAGATGTCTTTTTTTTTGCCATAATATATTACCCTTTATTTAACAGGTTGCACTGGTTGATGATTGACTTGTTGTAGAGTCATTAGGATTTACAGTAAATTTTTCTGGCAAAGGAGCAACTGGATTATTAGGAGCATAGCTCAAGAACATATTATAATAGTTATGATATTGTGCTCTTCTATTTACTTCCCACATTTTTCTCATTTCTGCAAAGTTTGGTGTATTAACAAATGTTAATGCATTATTTCTTGCTCCTCTTAGTTTCTGTGATACTAAATTTAATTGCTGAGAAACGTTCTCACCGTTCCATACCATATTTTCAAGTATTCTTTCTTTAACTGCATATTCATAATATTCATTACAATAAGGATGATCTAATACTAATAAATCTCCATATGCATCTTCCATAGCACCCTGATAACTTATATAAACTTTTCCTGTTCTAAATGTTGTAACTAAAAATCCATCTCTAACTTCAGCTATATCTAATGCTTGTGCACCTAATGTAGGACAAAAACAAACAGCATCATTTACATCTTGAATTCTTAATTGAGTCCAACTATCAAATTGTCTGTATTGATGTGGTCCTACTCTTTGAACTAACTGGTAACTGTTTTTATCATCACAAGTTTTAATAACACATACATCTTTACAGGTGTCATCTTTACTGCATGGTGACATTTCTCCAGGAGAAGGAACATAAGGTACTTCATTAAATGTTTCAATATGTGTACCAGATGGCATTGTTGCATTAACTGTATAGCTGCCACATCTAAATGCATAATTTATATATTTGAAATCCATAGGTAATTGCCCTCTACCATGTTCTATATCAATTATGACCTGCTTAGTTCTGTGAATTCTTAAACCTAAATCATAATTAACTCTTTGAGCAACTTTAATTAATTGCTGTGGCTCAATCATTCCTTCCAATGCATAGGTTGAAAAATCAATGGAAACATCTTCCATTAATTGACTGAATGTTCTATATTTTTGTGATACTCCCATTATCTATTAATATTTATTTTATTATCAGAATCCTCTGGCGGAACTTGCATAGTATTCATCATAGTCTGTATTACTTGAGCTTCTATTTCTGCAAATAATGCTTCAGGTATATATATTTCTTGATCATACCTAGGTATACAGTTATTTGTATCATCACAGTCCCAATTAGTTATATCTGAATCAAATACTCCTTCTAATTTTAAAGCATCCCATTCAATATTTGGTGCATATATATAACCATCTAACCACCAAAAATATAATGTTTTATTATATTTAAAAGTTGTAGTTTTAGTCATAGAAGTAAAAGTACCCGGCTGAGTAGCTTGAAGTTCTTTTGATCCATCTATAGAGCTTACAGTACGTATTAGAGGTCCCCAGTATCCTTCAAACATAGAAGGTAGTTTCTTTTTAGATCTTTTGATTGTACATCCACTTGTTATACCTGCACAGTGTGCCTCTACTTTATCTACATCAATTAATTCAATATATGGTAATGTTTTCCAAACTGAATTAAATTTCATTAGTTTATTGGCATAATCTTGTCTTCTCATTAATACTTGAGCGTACTTCTCTATTAGGCTGTATATATATCTATCAGTTACAAATGCATCTTGTACTTCTGCTTTTACTTGACCTCTGATTCTAGATATTGCTTCTGATATTTTTGACATATTATTTACTTTTCAAATTCATTATAATGCTTTAACTCTTCTTTATTCTTATCAGCATTGTGATCATATAAATGAGCCACTCTGTATTTATTTTTCATAACTACATACTTGGTCCAATTTGCAGGATATTCTTTAGCTACAGTTCTTTTAAAATCTCTGCATGCTACAAATCTCCATAGATCCCTATTTTTAAATCTATATTTGGTTGACCAATTGGTATAAAATATTTTACCTAAGTTACCATCAGTTTCCCAATTTTTATTTTGTAAGACTTTACCGTATTGATTAGAAAGAGCATAATTTGTATTAACTGATTTTGATGAAGGACATGTACCTATAAATAAATATCCTAATGAATCAGGTAATTCTACACCATCTCTATTTTTAACAACAGCCTTCCATAACTCTATATTGTATAACTTAATTATACTTTTTAATTTCTTATTATCTATATCAGAATATAAAGGTTTTTTCTCTTTAAATTCTTTTATTGTTTCTCCATTTAATAACCCTAATCTTTTTTCTCTATACCTTGGAGCTTTTAAATTGGGTTTTTTAAAATTATTAATCATATAGTTATATTTATAATTTACAAAAAAAACCCCACTTTATGAAATTTAAGTGAGGTCTTTATAAAGCTTGATAAGTTAATTCGCAGATGTTACCCATTATAGGGTGTTGTATTTCTAATTTACCAGATCTTCTATTACCTACATATTTGTTACTATAATGATAGTAATCTGTCTTTCCTAAACTAGGTAATGTTTTTTCTATAAAACCTGCTGTTTCATTAGATGTCATATATTCAACCTTTCTGTCAGTGTGTATATGACCTTTGAATAAAGTTCTATTTATAGTAGCTCCCCATTCTTTAGGGTATTCAGTAGCAAATATTAAAGGATTATTTTTACTACGTTTATCTCCATGCTCAAATGCATTAAAATTACTATGCCAAACATGAACTTTTCTTTCTTCATAATTTATATCCCATTCTATTTCTTCACTCTCTATTGACTTTGACAGTGCGTGAACTAAATGAAATGAAGACAATCTATCATGGTTACCTGGTACATAAACAACAACTAATTCTTTACAGAAAGCTTTTATATAATTAATAGCCCAATGCATTGCATCAAATGCCTGCATATAAGCGTCTGTAGCTTTCATACAGTTATCTAATCCTGTTCCGCTAGTAGTAGTGCCCTCAAACGTATCCATGTTGATTAAATCTCCTCCTACAACAAAATACATTTTTTCAATATAATGTACAGGAGCTGCCTTACTCATAAGGTATATAATAGTATCTTCAAAATCTTTATCTATAGTATCATTACCTTCTTTACCAAAATGTATATCTTGTAAAGAAATAACACCACATACTGGGTCAGACTTATCTACTGATTTTAAACTAAATTTTGGAAGCTTATGTTTTTTTGGTTTCCATACCTCAAGAAGATTTTTAAATAAATTTTCTTCTTGATCTTTCAATTGAGTAACTAATGCTGACACTCTCCAATGATCACCCATTTGTTTATTCCAATACTGTGATAATCTCCATTTATTAGTATCTATCTTAAGTAAACTTATAATCTCTTCTGCACTCTTAGGTTCATAATCAAATGTACCAGATATTTTACCTTCACCTTTATCTAAATCAATAGACTCAACTAATTGTGCTTTATCAGCAGCTTTAGAAAAAAAGTTTGTTTTTTTTCTTTGTTTGCTTCTATCTGCTAATATTTCTTTTTTAATTTTTCTATATTCTTCTTCTGTAATTCCTATTCTTTCAGCACTTATTTTAGGATGCTTTTTCCATTTTAATGAGTCAATTACTTTTTGTTTTATATAGTTCATCTGTTTTGTGTTTTTTTTATAAAGATAAGAAAAAAAAAGAGACTGGCTATTTTAACCAGTCTCTCCAACGTTTGTAGTAGAAAACCAACAAACCACCACTCTGTTGTTTTTTATGCTGCTATAGTAGAAACTAACAATTCAATAGGTACACATGCTCCACCTATTTGTGAATCTTGTATCTTAATTTTGTAAGCTGTACTAGCAGTTAAATTAGTTATTGTATAGTTTGAAATAGTTGTTGCTATTGGAGCAGCGTTTACTAACGTCCATCCTGAAGGATTAATTTGTGTATCAATATATATATTAATACCATTACTAGAACTCCATATACCATCCCACAGTACATTTATGGAAGAACTAGTTACCACCCCTGCATATTGATTATAAGGATTATGTGCTAAATCATTAGATGAACAAGCCCCATTACCATTTATTTGTAATAGACAAAGTTTTTGAATTATCTGATCTAATCTAGTACCAGAAGTAATTACTATCTGTCCACCAGCTGGGCCAATTTGAAATGATGTACCACAATAACTTACACACGCAGCACACTGAACATCATCACACCTTTCACTTCCTGTACTACAATCTGTATACGTACATGGATTAGTCAAAGCTGTATCAGCACAGCTACATTTTTCACTACATTTTGTACAATTACATGCCATTTTTTAATTTTTTATATTTTATGAGCAACCTGCTATTAATTCATTTTGTATAACTGCAGGACCTTCAGATACATTCCAACTACCTCCAGTATTTACTGCTAACTCTCTCCAAGGATATACTGTTGAAGCACCTGGTGGAGTATATGTTTTACTTGTTCCTGCTCCAACTACAATTATTTTAATTCCTTGAAGTAAAGCAATTGTTGTTAAAGTACCAATTTGTGCATAATCAGTTGCATCAAATGCATCATCTGATCCACTTGGTAGATCATCTGTTATTACAACTATAAATTTAGCCACATTACTTCTAAATGCACCTACAAAGTTACCTGTCATTATTTGTTGGATTGCCATATCAGTTGGATCTGGAGATCCGTCTCCTTGTCCTAATGGTACACCTGATGTAGGTGCTCCAGTATTAAGTTTATTTAACTGATTAGTAAATGCAGTACCATTATCATTTCCAAACATTGACCATGCTGTTATGAATTGTCTGTGTCCTCCTCCAGTATTTATAATTCTTTGTGCTGCAGGTAATGCAACATAATCACTTGATGTATTATATGTAGGGGTTGCTGTAGTACCTTGTGCTTCATCTGCTGTTACTAATGCCATTCTATATGGATTAGATCCAGAGTTATTATCTATAGTACCTATAACTGCAGCTATACCAGATTGTAGAGTTCCTATTTCAGTACCCATAGTTGAAGTATAATCAAGTACTATTGCTACATCCATACCTGCACTACATGCTTGTGCAACAGCTTGCATAGTAAATGCTTGTGTATTAGGACATATTTGACCTGATACTCCTTTAAATGATACTGTTATCCTAGCATCATATGTTGTGTTAGCTGTTAAACCGGAAGTAAATTGATGACTTACAGAAGCAGCTGGATTATTAATTGTTTGTGTTGCCACAACTACTCCACTTGCATTTAAAATATCTATTACGTATGTTGCAGTGGTTCCTAATGTATTAGCAAAGCTTACTGTCACGTTTGTTTGTGTTATACCGCTAATTGTTATTGATGGTGGACAAGGTATTAAACCTGCTACCACACTACTTTGGTTTGCCTCACAAGTATCTACTCCATCTGTTACACTAAAATCTACTTGTACAGATATGTTTTGAGAAGTATTTAATGTTTGAGTTGGAAAAATATATCCACTTGATGAATTTTGTAGTTGAGATACGCTAACGGTTGTTTGTAATGATGCACCTAATGCATCTGTTAATGTTATTATACTATACCCTGATGTATCATTAAAGTTACTAGGTATAGAAGAAGATTGAAAATCAAATATTATTCCATCAATTAAATTGGATGAACTATTGATTCTATTTGTTGTAGAATATCCAAATGTTACTGCACTACAACCACTTGGACAACAATTAGTTTGTATTGAACTTATAGCAGCATACATATCATCTATAACTACCCATGCATTTTGTACACTCTGTGCTAAAGTGCTTGCAGAATTATTCCATCCTGTTATAGCACCATAAGTTGCACTAGAACTTAATGAAGCATAACTTCCAGTAATAACACTTTGTGCAACAGCAGCGTTAATTGCTGCTGGTAAACCCACTGCATTTCTTAAAGCACAAAAAGCACTCTCAAGTGCTAATACTACTACAGATACATTTGTTAAGGTACCTACATTACTTACACAAGTTGGTACAATCTGTACTTCTGATACAGCACCTGAACATGGTAATACACATGCTTCTAAAACATCTAATCTACTACTGTAGCTAGTTAAAGTACTATTTATAAGTTGTATACTTGATAAATTTGTACATACTTGATCTGCTATAAGTGTTGCAAATAAATCTAAACGTAATTGTGTTACTGGGTTTCCTGATGCATCATTATATTGCATGCATGCAGGTAATGTCATTATAGGAAGATTGTCAGTTACATATGTACTAGATGGTAAATTACTCCCGCTATTATTAGCACAAATTTCAGTAACCATAGCCTGTAATACAGGAACTAAAGTTGTTGGTGTTGTACCACGTATATTTAAACATGTAAGATCTAATCCTGCTAAACTTGGATTTGCACTTACACCATTAGTAATAAGATCACATACCTTTGTAGCAAGCTTTGCTGTAACTTCACTAATTGTATCTCCACTGCATAAATTAATACAGGAAATATCAGGTCCTTGCCATATTACACAATTAGAAGAAATGTTGTCACATCCGTTTGTGCTACCACTTGAATTTGTTGGGATCATAAATAATTATTTTACTATAACGTACCGTGTTGTAAACTCTACAATTATAATATACAAAAATTTTTAAAAGCAAACAAGAAGTCTGCTCTTAAAAATTTTTTGTTAAGATTTATGATTTTAGTAAATTATTTGTCTTCTGAACTTTCAAGAGGTGTTAATGTACCATCTTCAAGACTTACATTTACCTGACCATATTTTTTTTCAAGATCAGCTGTAAAAGTCTTCCATTCATTATTTAAATTAGAATGTTCTTTTACTATTGTTTGTTTAGCTAATTCAGCAGAGCCTAAATTCATTACAACATTTTGAAGCTTAGCCTGAAGCTCTCTTATGTTTTCTAATTCTTCTTCTGATAATTTTTTAGCTACTTTTGCTTTTGCAGGTTTTTTTGATTTTGCCATTGTATAAATATTTATTTAAAACAAATATATAAAAATTATTTATTCCAAGAAAATTCTGTTACAGTTTTTTTTGTTGAAAATAATTCCCCATCTACTATACTTATCATAGCTTCTAAATGTTGTTGTTTTACATTTTTTTGTACATAGCTTAATATCTGTGCTTTTGTAAATTGTTTATAATCTGTAGTAGAAAATTTATTTTTAATATCATAGTGTACAGCTATTGCACCTGTTGTAGATGCAGTTCTCTTAGTAGAGTCTTTAACTATGGTACCTATAAGTTCATATACTATTTGATTTATAAGACCTTTACCATTATCTGGATGATCATAAGCATCTATAGATACTATCTCCCAAGTATACTTTACTTTAGGTTGTACATCCAATGGTTTTTTAACAACTGTTTTTTTAACAGCTGGTTTTTTTTCTACTGCTTTTTTGCTAGTAGTTTTTTTAATTACTTTTTTTTTCTTTTTCATTGTTAATTTATTTGTTGTGCATCTTTTGTATATTCTCTACCTTCTTTTGGTTCAAACAAACCAGACATATGAAACAACCCGTTTTTCTTCCATTTACCATTCCACTGTTTACCATATTTAGTCCACCTATCATGTGCTTTAGCAAACTCCCAAACTTCTATACCATTGTCTTTACCTTTAAATATTTTATCATAAGTTTTAACCCAGTACATATCAAAAGGTCCCATAGCTCTAGCCTGTAACATCAACTCTCTAGTTCTATGATCAGCTTTACCAGTAACACATATATCTATATCTGTTGTTGGCCAACCTTCTAGTATACCACCAACTACATATAACTTATGATGTAACCAGTCTAATTTTAAGAGTTCTTTTATATATTTTTTATATATAGTATCATCTAATCCATACATAAATGGAATAAAAATAAAAGAACCATTTACATTTTTTACTTCACCTTCTAAGTTATCTTCATACTCATTCCAAAAACTTTTAAAATCCATATATTATTTTATTGATTTTAATAATCCGTCTTCAAAATTAAGTGTAACCGTACCACCTTTAGAGTTTACAACTACAGTTTGACCACCTTCATAACCACTTACAGAAGCATTGCTACCAGCTGCACCTTGTGCTCCCGTAGCTCCAGTTGCTCCTTGTGGTCCAGTTGCTCCTGTGTCACCTTTAGGTCCTTGTGCACCAGTATCACCTTTAGCTCCTTTTGAACTAGCAGCTGAAGAATCTTTTCCAAATGCAGATTTTATAAATGCATGTAATTCCTCTACGTCTTCTCTTAGGTCTTCTATTTGTTTTATTAAAAATCTATTATACTGATATAAACCATCATCATTAAATAGATCACTCATATCTGTTAAAGCAGCTAAATCACTAGCTACTTCACTAGATACAGTTATTTCACCATCACTACCTTTAACTGCCCTTTGTTTAGAGGTGCCTGATTTGAATAGTTTCTTTCCTCTTATGTTATCATTTATATTTGCCATTATATTTTTGTAAATTCTATAATTATTGATGCACTTACTCCTCTAAGATATTTACTAGTAGCACTTTTTCTATAAGCAATTTGTATTTCATCACCTTTTGAAAAAGAAAGGTTAGGATCATATTCCACTACACCACCTGATGCAACACTTATTGAGCCTGATGATTGTGTTGGTGTACCACTAGCACTTCTCCATATATCAAATATAATTGAAAAACTAGTACTTGCTGATCCACTAGTATTATTTAATCTAATTCTTTTTATAGTTCCACTTGATGGACAATCAAAATGATTATAGTATTGATTTGATGTTGTTTCATTTAAACTATTAAAAGGTATCCTTAAGCCAGAAGTTGTACTAGTGTCATCTGAAAAATTACAAAACAATATAGTTTGAGTAGTAGTACTAGATGGAAGACTGGCCCATTGTACACCATTACCATTCCCCATTGATTTTAAATATTGTCCACTTGAACCAGGATCTCCATCTACCTCTATTTGTGTACCATTTCCTAATAATAAATTAGTAGATGATTCAAAGTCTATCTCACTACCTGAAACTTGTAAGTTGCCAGTTACTTGATGAGCACCAGTAGTCTTTGTACCTCCATTAAGAGTTTCAAATCTCTTGGTTCCATCATAATAAAGCTCTATTGAACCATTTGCAGTAAATAAAGCATATGTTTCACCTAAAACTCCAGCTGCTATTCTAACATCAGTTGTAGCATATATTTCTAATCCATTAGCACTACTATCTTGTATTATACCATTATTTTGTGTATTACTATGATAAATACGTAAATCTGAAGAAGCTCCCCAAATTGATTGTACATTATCACCGTGGTTTGTAGTACCAGTCATTGTACCACCAGCAAGTGCCAAGTAACCACTCATAGTTCCAGAAATACTACCTGTTACTGTTAAATTTCCTGTTACTTTTGCACCATCACTTTTAGTTTCAAACTTAAGAGCATTATCATAATTTAAAGTTACTGCACCATCAGGTGCAAATGTTGCCATAGTTTCTGAAGAACTTTTCATTAAAGAAAGCTCACCAGCAGAACGTATTTGCATTGCTCCTAATCTATTATCTATAATACCTTTACTACCATCATAATACATTTCCATATCACTACCGGTACCAAATAGTGCTTTTATATTATCTGGAAATATAACATCACCATCCATTGTACCACCAGTAAGCTCTAAATATCTACCGTCTAAATCTACAGTTAATGCACTAAGACCACTTCTATTTAATGTAAGAACACCAGTTCCAGTAGCAAATGATACTGAACTTAAATAGTTATTTGTTGAACTTGTACCAGCTCCAATCAAACTTCTAATCTCAGCAGCACTTATTCCACTATTTAAACTTGGAGAAGAACCATTAGATAAAATAGCTGGTGTTCCAGTGTCATTTACAACTCCTAAATTTGTTCTTGCATCAGCAGCATTTGAAGCTCCAGTACCACCATTTGCAACAGATAAGTCAGTACCATCCCAATCTGAGTTATTTATTGATAAAGATCCACCAAGAGTTAAAGTAACAGCTCCTGTTCCAGTTCCAGTTAATGTTAGTCCATTTACTGTTCCTTCACCAGATACTTCAGTTACTGTACCTGATGTTGAGCTTGTTCCAGCCCCAATTAATGAACGTACTTCTGCTGCACTAATACCTGAGTTAAGAGACGGTGTAGATCCATTTGATAATATTGCTGGTGTACCCGTGTCAGGTGCTGTATTAGTTATTGTAATTGTTCCACCACTACTTGTTGATGTCAACTCAGATTCAATACCGGTACCCTGAGCAATAGTAAATGTTTCTCCATTAGTCACAGAAGTTGACTCCGTACCATTACCTTCTTTTATTGTCCAAGAACTCATTGAGCCACCACCAGTTCCTGCACCTATTAAAGTTCTAACCTCAGCAGCTGTTATACCACTAGCTAAAGAAGGCGTAGATCCATCTGTTGTTATAGCTGGTAAAGGACCATTATAATTTAATGTAATACTTTCATCACTTGAATTTAATACTGATTGAATATTTGTACCTCCAACTATACTTACTGTTTCTCCATTACTAATAGTAAATGAAGAACCACCAACAGCATTTGATACTCCAAAACCTGTCATTGTACCACTTCCAGTACCTGCTCCTATCAAAGATCTTATTTCAGCAGCTGTAATACCTGAGCCTAAACTTGGTGTACCACTACCATTTATAATAGCTACAGAACTTGAAGTTATATAAGATGAGTCATTAGTCCACTGTGATATATTACCTGATTTGTTTGTAAATGTTTGTGTATTACTTGGAGTTGTAGTTCCTTGTGGATTACTAAATGATGTAGTTAAAGTACCACCATCTTGTTGTGTAAGCGTTAATGTTATTGTAGAAGAACCTGAATCACTGAATGCAGTAATCATGTTATCATAAGCAGAATTAGATTCTCCAGAATGACCACCTGACCAATTTACTTGACCACCTACTGTTAAAAGATTTGTTGATGTATTAAATGTTAAACCACTATCTGAAGTTAAGTTTGAAGAACTATTCCATATTGGTATTCTGGTATTAGCTCCTGAACCTGTTACATTACCAACTTGGGAATTATCTATCTTCTGCCAAGCATCTGTTGCTAAATCAGAAAATACTGCCCAATCTCCTACGGCCCAATCTGTTATGCCATCTAGGTTAGTAGATCCTGCAGTTTCCACAATATAATAATATCCTGGTGTACCTGATCCACTTGTTAATGTTGGTGAGTTTGAAGATGCATTCCAGGTTCCTTGGAATGATAAAACTCCTGTTATAGCTGTATTAATAGCTGTTTGTATTTGTGCTCCAGTTGCTAAGTTTGATGAACTACCACTTACAGCACCTGTATTAGCTGATACTGTTGGTGCTGTTGCTGTTCCTCCTACAGTAATTGTATTAGAGTTACCACTACTTACTGATGTAACACCAGAACTAGAACTTGTACCAGCACCTATCAATGATCTTACCTCTGCTGCTGAAATTCCTGAGTTTAATGAAGGTGTACTACCATTACTTAATATAGCAGGCGTACCTGTATCATTTACAACCCCCAGGTTGCTTCTTGCATCTGATGCATTGCTTGCTCCTGTTCCTCCGTTAGCAACAGCTAAATCAGTGCCTGACCAATCTCCATTATTTATTGTAAGTGTTCCACCTAAAGTTATAGTACCAACTCCTGTAATAGTTCCGCCTGTTAATGTTAAACCATTTACTGATCCTGATGTAGCAACACTGGTTACACCTGAGCTTGAACTAGTACCTGCACCAATAAGACTTCTTATTTCAGCTGCAGTTACTCCACTTGCTAAAGTTGGTGTACCACCTCCAGAAAATATTCCTGGCTCTGCAAAAGTTGTAAATCCAGGACCATTTGTTAATTGGTTTAAGTTGGTAATACCATTAGTTATAGTAACAGTAGCTCCACTTCGTGCTGTTGTAATATTAGTTCCTCCAGCTATGTCTACACTTTCTCCGTTTGAAATGTTTTCACTTCCTCCACTATCTGCCGTTAGAGTCCATGAAGACATAGAACCTGAACCTGATACAGCATTATCTACATAAGTTTTATTAGCAGCGTCTGTTCCTGATGATACAGTATCTATACCTTGTATTCTACCTGTTCCTTCTAAAACAATATTACCACCAAAGTTAATAGTATTATTAGCATATTTTACAGATATTGATACAATATCTAAATTATCATTATATATATTAAAGTTTTTACTTGAATCTTGTCCAACATAATAATTTCTTACATTGTCTGATTGAAAGTTTATATAGCTCCATTCTGGATTAGTACCTGTTTGATTAAGAGTAATCATAGCATCAGATGCACTACTTAATACCAATGATTGAGCTGTTACAGATGAATCAAAAGTAGTTGCTGTTGATGACATAGTCATCTCATTTGTACTACCTATTTTTATTATAAATTGATCACTAGTATCCATTAGTAATCTAGCATAATTATTTGCTTGATTATAAAAATATATACTAGGTGATGATCCACTATTATCATCCATCACTAGGTCACCAGTCATTGTATCACCTGCTACTTCTACATATCTACCATCAAGATCTACTGTAAGAGAAGACAGACCATTTCTTGCTGCAGTAAGTATACCATTGCTTGTATTAAAACTTAAACTAGTTAAATAGTGATTATCATTATCATTAGCTGAGTTTAAAGTTATAGTATCACCACTTGTAGTAATAGTCATACCACCAGCTGCAACCAATGTTAATGTATCATTATTAGAATCAGCTACTACAGTACTTTGTCCACTAACTGCAAAATTCTTAAATATATTTTGACTTGATCCTTTATCTGTATTAGTTAAAGTAATTGTACCATTACTTGTTATAGGAGATCCACTAACACCTATACCACCCCCATTAGAAATTGCAATGCTAGTAACAGATCCACTTCCTGTTCCCGCACCTATATCTGATCTTATTTGTGATTTAGTTCTATATTTAAGATTACCTCCGTCCCAAACCAGTATACCTGTATAAGAAGAATTATCATTAGATATAGAAGACACACTTAAAGTACCTGTTACTGACTGATTATTTAAGAAGTTTATTGCCATCTAATTTATTTTTAATCAAAAATACAAAATAAAAACATAATATGAAAGAGTGGTAATTAAGCCACCCTTTCATAAATTATATTGTTATCTTATTTTTTGGACAAGAACTCTTAACGTGTTAGCTGTAGTAGTTCCTGAAGTAGTAATTGTTACTTGAGTTGTAGAATTTCTTTCAACTCCACAAAATACAGTATTCCCAGAACTCTTCTCATATACTTGAACAACCACATCTAAAGTACCTAAACTATGTGTTATAGCCTGAGATGCTGAATCACTTGATGGCCAATCTACTGCATAACTTTGAGCATCTACATGAGACTTTAAAGTAGCTGGAGTTACATATCTAAATGAATCAGTACCTGCATCAACTTCAGCTTGTGTTGCAATTTCAGTTACACCACGTGCCCCTGTTGTTGAATCAGGTAATGTTCTTGTAGAGTGTGATTGAATAACACCATCAGTCATATTTAACTGATCTATTACAATAACACCTGAAGTATTAATATCTGAGTCAGTACCAATAATGTAATTAGGAGTATTTGCTAACATAGCATTTGATATACCACCTGATTTAATTGTAACAAATCCATTTGCTGTTGCTGAGAAAGAAGCACTACTAAATCCAGCAACACCTTTTTCTGTTGCTCCATCTGTTGCACCTGTACCTGCAATGTTTTGATCTTGAATAACAATACTATAAGCTGTTGCAGCTGGATTAGAACTTGCACTAATATTTGAATTAGCGTAAATCATATCTCCTACCTCAACTGCTACACTACTACCATTAAAAGCTATAGTACCATCTGTTGTAACAACAAAGAAGTCACCTGTAGTAAGAGCAGTGTTACTTGCACCTGCTATTGCTGGTGAGTTTGTACTTGCGTTATATCCTCCTTGGAATACACCTACTCCAGCTACTAATGATTGTACCTGTCCTAAGTTTACACCATCAGAAGATGCTGTACCATTTGCAACACCCGTTAGTTTATTAGAACCAAATGCAACATCTGCCTCAGCAGCACCCCATTGATTAAGGTGTACATTTTGATATAATATCTTTTCATTAGCCGTTCCATCTACACCTACTAAGAAATCAGCAGCAGGATCAATAGTTGTAACTGTAGTCAATTCACTTAAGTCAAGTGTAATACCAATATTACCACTACTTGTAATAGGTGAATTACTTACATCTAATCCTGTGCCTGGAGTTATACCTATACTTGTCACACCATCTACTGGTAAAGTAGCAAGTGTTAAGTTACCTAAAATTACTTGTGAAGCAGAACCTGCACCAGCAATGTTTATGTTACCATTGGATGTAAGTGGACTATTAGTAATTGTAAGTGCACTACCTGTTTCTGTAATACCAACACTTGTAAGTCCTGTATTTGTATCTGCAGCCCATTCTACAATTCCACCTGAAGATACTTTTAATACTTGTCCTGCTGAACCTATACCTAATTTAGCTAATGTTGATGCACCAGAAGCATATAGTATATCTCCCGTTGTATAACTTGAAAGTCCTGTACCACCATTATCTACATCTAATGTACCTGACATTGTCATTGTACCATTAGAAGTAATTGGAGAGTTACTGAAAGACATTCCTGTTGAACCACCACTTACACCTACTGAAGTTACAGAACCAGCAGCTGCATTAATATATGTTTTTAATTGAGATAAGTTTGCATATTTAGCATTAGTATCAGTTGCATCAGAGAATAAGAAGTCATCTGCATCAGCTAAAGTTATAGATGTTCCATCACTTGCAGCTAATACCACGTTATCACTTCCTGCATAATCTACTGCTAAAGTTCCACTAGTAGTTATTGTACCACCAGTTAAACCTGCACCTGTAGCTACTGAAAGTACTGTACCATCTGCACCAAATCCAGGGAAGTTAGATAATAATGATTTTTTAATTGTATTATCACCAGCATCAGAAAACCATAATGTATCTGCACCAACAGGTGTTGCAGCTGTAGCAGATAAGATTGCATTGTCAGTTCCTGCATAGTCAATGTTAACTGTTGGAGTAACTGTTGCTGATCCACTAATTGTAATACCAGTACCACCTGATACGGAAGTTACAGTACCAGCTGCTGAGTCAGTTCCTGTAACTGTAAGTGTATTACCACTTCTTGTTACTCCTACTGTACCAGCACCAACAATTAATACATCATCATTAGTTCCATCTGATCCTGCTAATCTAATACCAGCTGATCCATTTGATGATCCAACACCTGATAAATCATATGTTGTGTTTGCCTCTGTCCCTGATTGAATAGCTACCCATGCACCATTGGCACGCAAAAATAGTTTATGCACACCAGTGTCATAGTAAATTTGCCCATTACCATATACGGTTGGAGAAGATCCCACGGGTTGTACAACTGCATTTTGCAACTGACTTCCATGTAAATCTATATTTTGTAAATATTTTATACTTGCCATGATTACTTATTTATTTGTTATTTATTATTTGTTTTAATTAATTTAAATACGCACAACCAGAAAATGCTGAATTGAACGTTAATACTATTATATTAGAGTTGGTATATGCTACACTTCCAACTACTACACTGTTACCACTATCTACTACCGTAACTGAAGGAAAATCTCCAAGATTATGAGTAATAGTCCATTGAGCTAAAGGAGAATCTTGACAGAAAGTATAAGTACCTGTATCTGCAATTATCTCAGCTAAATCAATTATAGTACATACATTAGATGGAGTTGCAGGACAACTGTAACTTGCTTCTTCATTAGTTTTAGCTAATGGTTCAACAAAAGTTCCTTCTATACCTGTTGCTACAACAACTGCTGTTGATGCACTATTTTGCCAATCACATAACCACTTATTATTAGATGCGGTTCTAAAATCTTTATAACAACAACTTTCTATACCAAACTTTACATTTTTAAAATTAGCATAAGCTTGATTTGCAAAATTTTGTTCAGTCTGAATTCTTTTTAAAAGAGATAACTCTTTTTCTTGTGCAGAATTACTTGACTTAACTATTGTTGATGTTGCCATATTATTTATCTCTTAAATCACGTATTTGCTGTCTAGCTAATTCCAATGCAAGATCTCTTGATGTATCTACATTTTTAGAAGTTCTTTCAAGATTAGTCTTACAATCTCTACATACTAAAACTCCATTATGATAAGCTTTTTGACAGCCACACGTAAATTGTTTATTACATTGTGTACAATTTGCCATTTGTCTGGTTTTATATTACATTAAATATTTACTACTTGATCCACAGTTACCTGATGGACATAAAATTTTATTTAATCTTTGTTTAGCGTAATTATATAGTTGCATTCCTTGTGCAGAAGATTGACAATATTCTACATTTGAAACAGCAGCATCTATCATTGTTCTAATGTAATAAAGTTCAGATAACAATTCTTCTTTATCTGAATTAGGTTGACATGCTTGTACATCTAGACCACAAAGTACATTATAATACTCTGTCATAAGTCTAGTTACTCTTAAGTGATTATATTCTACATATACTTTAGAGTTTGGTGATACACTATATTTTATAATATATATACCATCAGGAATGTTTTGTTGAACTGTTCCACATTCAGTTTTTTGTAAAGCTAATGTGCATGCTGTCAAACACATATCAAAATCTTTGTCAACTTTAATCAGCACTGGAACTGTGTAGCCCGGTAAAGTAATTAATAATTCTTCACAATCTACTGCTAATTCTTTGGAGTATTGACTAGTATCTTTTATACATAATAAGTCACAATTAGATACAGTAGGAATCTCCAAGCTTAATATATGTTTGTTTGCCATTTTCTATTACTTTATTACACTATATAGATAATATACAAAAAAAACAAGAATATATAAAATAAAAAGAGCAGGAGTTTGAACCCCTGCTCTAATTAAATTAAAAAGATTTAACTTTTTACAATGTGTAAGTATCTACTACTAATGCATTACTAGCAGTTGCAGCCCAGTTTACTAAACCAGTCATTAAATTACCCATTGCAGCTTCTAAACCAGCAATAGAAGGATCAATATAAATTTTATATACATATTGATCATTATCAAATACACCTGATGGATTATTATATCTAGGCACTGAGTGTCTTACATAATAAGCAACATATGTTTTTGATCTATCTACAGCAGCAAGAATTTCATCAGACATTTCAATCTCTCTGATTCTAGCACTGTCAGCATTTCCTTGGTTATAAGGACTTTGACGGTATCTTTCAGACATGATTAAATCTCTAACTACTCTTTCACCTTGAGTTTGTTCCATTGATCCAGCTGTTCTTGAAGCAACACCACAATCATTACATGGATTACCAGTCTCATCTAATTCAGATAAGATAATTTCTACTGGCTCAGCATTATAATGATCTCTAGTATCAAATGAACAGTTACCAAATACTGTATCTACATAAGCTCCTTTTACTGTTAATTTAGCAGAAACTTTAGGTCCTGCAGCAGCATTAGGAGTTAATGATGCAGTATAATTACCTGCAGCAGCAACACCAGCAGCTTGAGCTACTGTATATACACTAGTAGTTGCTACACCAGCAGCAGTTGTTGAAGTTACAACAACACCACCAACAGATAAACCAGCACCACCTGCAGCAACAGTTAATTTACCGTTAGATCCAGCACCTCTATTAATAGTGATAACATCACCAACTTGGTATCCAGCACCAGCTTGTGCAACAGTATATCCGTTTGCAGCAATAGGTCCAGTACCACCACCACCTGTAATAGCAGTAATTACAAATACAGCATTCTCAAAACCTGGACGGCTTGAAGCTGTAATAGCAGAACCATTAGCATCAACAGCAGTTGATGGTAATTGAGTTGCCGCTACAGCATATCCTGTACCTGCAGTTAATGTTAAACCAGCCCCTTTTACAAGACCATCAACATCACCTTCAGCAACAAATGGAGTAATTAATGGGTTACCAGCTTGATAATTTACATCATCTTTAGCTAAACCATTCCCTATAGCTTGCTCAGCCATTCTAGCTAAGATTAAAGCAGGGTCAATAAATTCTTGTCCATCTACACAACATACATTTGATGAGTCAGCAATTGCATATGCATTATGATTTAAAAATCTTAATGCAGGTGAACCTTTAACATCAATTCTCATAAATTGTGTTTTTCCACAAGGAGCACAATCAGAAGCTAATGATAAGCTTGCTGTAGCATTAGATGCAGTAGTTGTGTCTTGTTTCCATAATCCAGTAATAAATCTTGGGTTAATACCTTTTGATTTTACTGATTCTTTGTAACCCCCATGTCCTGGGTTGTTACCAATTGTGTCTTTAGTGTAGTATGAACCTTGTACAATGTACGCTAGATTCCCAGTTCCAATAACTCCTGCTGGAAGAGCTACTGTTTCCCAGTTACTATCACTTACCAACCCAATCTGTCCTGCCGTTAAAGCAGAGGTAGCTGTGCCACCAGCAGCGTCTACTGACGTTGCTACAAACGTTTTATTAAACGCATGATTAAAATAAGCCATAATTTCAAATTTTGTGTGGAGACCATTACCCCCACTGGTTATAAATAAATGATTTAAACAGTTTACTCTGCTCGTAACATCAGTGTTACTATAATAATATACAAAAATTAATTGATATATTAATTATTTCTTTCTGCTGCTGACTGCCCTCTTTGTTGTTGATATATGTTTTCTATATCACCAGCAATTATTGCTGCAGCATCATCTAACATAACTTCTACCAAGTCATCTTTAAATTCACAGTTTACATTTACTGTACTTACATCTCCTGTATATGGATTCACACATCCTTCTACTTGTATTAATACTGGTTTTTCATAGTAAGTCAATACAGGATTTACAATATTAAAATTAGAATTTCTATATATTCTAATTGTATTACCTAACATAGTACAAAAAGTTTCACCCCATTCAAAATCAGGATTCTTTAATGGATCTCTTAATAATAACGGAACATTAGCTTCTTCTGCTAAATAAACTGTCATTGATCTTGGGGTTGTACAACATTCATCTGTTGCATCTGTTGAAACTCTTTTAAATTCTAAGTATGTATCTGTTGGAAAATTATTAGATTCAAAATATGTATCTGTTACTGTTCCAGTTAAAGATAACTCTCTTAATAATGGTTGTAAATCATCTATTCTTTTTTTAGATAACTCATCACCCTCTTTATACATGTTGCCACCGTGTAGATTTCTTCTACACCACTCTATCTGTGCTTTATTAAATGCTTCAGTAAATTGCCAACATTGAATATTATCATAGTCTTGACTATCTAATTTATTTAGTCTTTCTTTGAGTTTAATTAAAAGGGTGCTATTCTCCATTATTTATTATTTATTATGCATTCCAATAAGGTTCTACTTTTGCTAATAATGATAAAAGTAGTTCTTCATTATCTGGACTCTTTAAAAATTCTAAACACTCTGCTGGTCTTTTACCTAATCTAACACCACTATCTAATGGTTCTATCCAACCGCTAGCTTTAGTTGTTAAAAATCTGTAATACAATGCATCTTTAATTAATGCACGTAATTTTAGTTCTTCCATATCCATTTGAGATACTTCTAAGAACTGACTAGCAGCACGTTTTTTATTACTTTCTGCTCCTTCACCATTAATGTACATATCCATATTTTCATATAATATATCATTTGGTATACTCTTCACATATTGTACACTATCAACATCCACTATTTTTGCAACATATCTTAATTTAGTAGTATTACTATCAAATAAATTTTGCAAGTTTACTAATGATCTATTTCTAAGTTTAGATAGCTCTGTTCTAGTACTCATAGTTTCTTCAACAGTATCTAAATAAAACTTAGGACTTGGAGTAGCTGCTTTTGCCTCTTTCAGAGATTTAGCTACTATAGAAAATCCTCCTGCTAATATTGCATATAATTTTATTTTGTCATATGGATCAGTTTCCGGATCTAAAAACACTGGATCATTTCCACATCTAAGTTGAATTTTATCCCAAAACTTAGAGTTATCAGGTTTCATAACTGTCAACTTATTCCAAAATTCTTTATCTTCTGGATCAACTACATTAGCAGCTAATTCTGCTTCTAGCTCAGAAACAACTTTTCTTATCTCAGCTACCTTTGCTTTCCTTTGAGCTGGTTTTAACATTTTAACTTCAGGTGCAAATTCATTCAACCCTGTTACATATCTTTTAACCCCATTCATTTCTAAACAAGCCAAGCTTTCTTGATGAAACACTCCATCATGTAAAGCTAAACCATATTGTTCTAATCCCATGTTTTCTTTAGTAGGATTAAAATAAGGGCGTATAGCTACTGTGCTATTCTTTTTTGTTTGTTGATATTTTTCAACAATAGTGTAATCTTCCATTTTTTGGTTTTTTTTAAAAATTAATAATTGTTATTCACGTCAAAAGTACATAATTATGTACATTTTTATTATTACTAATATTTCTAAAGCAAGGTATTACCCTTGCTATAGTTATTTGACTTCTAGCTTACAACTATTTTTAAATCTCCTGATGAGTGATATAAGTCCCCCACAGCTAATCCGGCAGCAACTGCTGCAGCATTATTTGCATGGTCTCTTAATAAAATATCTTTACCAACTGCTTTTGATGCAATTATTTTAGAAACACTCAAATTAGTAAATTCTGTTGTCTTATTTGCTAACTTAACATCTACTCCCATGATTATATATTTTAAAGGTTAAAAATAAAAAGGGAGGAGGTATTACCCACCTCCCCTTTAATTATAGTTCTAGAATGATCCTCCTGTTACAGGGTTTCTCATTACAATTTTAAGAACTTTAGTTGGATCCTTAACCCATATAGCTGGCATGGTTTGAGTCATATATACTCTATACCCATTGAACTGTCCTGTAGAAGCAAATCCTTGAGTTCTTCCCATGTAGTCCATAGTACCATTTTGGTAGAACCACTTAAGTTGATTATCCCAAGAAAGTTTTAACAAGTGAATGTTATCATTTCCTTCATCAGTTACGTCAAAGATGATAAAACTAAATGAACTTAATGGTCTTCCATCAATTAATGGATTCTCAATATCATTAGTATTTAGATTATCAAATGCTGGATTTAATACAAATTTTACATTAGCTAAGAAAGGAATAGTAAAGCTTGTGTAAGCAAAACCATAATCTAAGTCCATTCCTGAACCAGATACTGCTCCAATCTCAGAAGCGTTTTGTACTAGACCTGAACCATACACTTCATCAGCAATTGCTTTGTTGATAAGTTGCATACCACCAATACCTGTTTGTACAACAAGTGATCTTTGTGGGTCTGGCCCTTTAAATTCTACTTTACCTTGATAGAAGTTGTAAAGTTCAGATTTAAACATGTCAAGTGTAAATGATGACTTGTTATAAACTCTCTTAAATGAGTTATCTAACTGTGACCATAAACCAACAGATAATCTAATATCATCCGGTCCATCTTGTTTAATTCTACCACCTTTACCCCACATTAGGTAAGTTTCAATATCCGTTGCAATTTTAGATAAGTGAGCTGCTTCCATATTTGTAATGAAAGTTCTTGTTAGAGTTCCATTCTCAAATGCTTCTCTAGCACCTGCTTTACCCATAGTTGCTACTAACCCTTCAATACTTGGTACTGATGGATTGTTTGGATCATTATCAAAATTTCTCCATATTTCAGTTACAGGTACTGTACCATCAGCGTTTAATCCACCTTTGATCATTAAGTCTGCTCTTGAAGAAATTGAATAGTGTACGTGAGCTTCAGCTCCTCCTACATAATTGTAGAATTCACGGAAACCAGAACCTGTCTCAATATCAGAGAATCTTTCTCCATACTCACCTCTAGCAGAACCTTTTCTAAAGTACTTAGTTCCTTTTGCTAAATATTTGTTATCTAAGAAAGCTGTGTTATTATTGTTAACTAATTGAACAGTGTAAATGAATCCATCACCTGCAGGAATAATATCAGCTGCTGTAATGTATAATTCAAGACCATTATACTTATCATAAGTAATAATGTCACCATGTCCAAAAGTCCTCTTGTTGATTTTTATCTGAAACGTAGTTCCATCCACACCCTTACTTGCATTAGCAGAATCTAAGTCTACTACAATGTAAGGTAAATCTTGTGCAATAGGAGTTTGCCATTTGTACTCACCACGTGCATTATCCACCATGATTGTATTCTTTCCACCAAATGAAGCCATCTGATATAAAGGCATTTCCACTTTTTGTGTCATTGCCCATAAATCAATAGGTCCCATATCCATTGGCTCAGGATTACCAAGCATTTGGGTAAGGTGATAAGAATCAACATGTGAACTAGCTTTGTAGCTTGTATCTCTTAGGAAAATCCCATTATTTAATACTGGAGTTGCCATAATTGTTCTTGTTTTTAAATTTAGTTAATAATTGATTATATTTAATTTTCGTAATTAAATGCGTTTAAATATGTTGTTTGCTCTTGGTAGTTTTCTTTTGGTAGATTTTTTACTTGAATCATTAGCTTTTTGTACTCCTAGAGAATTACCTCCTGTATTAGCTTGTTCAGTCTTTAATTTTCTTACCGTTTTTTCTACATTTTTTTGAGCACCCTTATCCATTATCTTTGCTTTGTAACCTTCTGGATCTTGTAAGAGCCATAAAGCTTCTGATATCAATGAATAATTAGGTTCAACAAATTGATATTTTTCTAATAAATGTCCTAGCAAGTTTGTGTTTTTACCACTAACTGATGGATATGATGGTGACACTAATCCATTGTATAACATTGCTTGGGTCTTTTTATCTACTTTGATATCTCCTAACTTACCTTCTTTAAGAGTATCATATACACTTTTCATATATGTTTTAGATGCTTGTTCTTGTTGTTTCTTTTTTAACTCTTGTTCTCTAAGTTTTTGAGCAACAACTTTTTCTTTCATCTTATCTAATTTAGGTTTAAACTTTGAAGCTTGTTGTTCTAGCTTACCTAAATCTTTCCATATTTCTATTTCTTCTTGAATCTCTTCTGCATTACCATATCCAGTAGCTTGAAGATATTCACTTATAATTTTTTCTTGATCAGTCTCTACTTTAATATTTAGATCTTTTGTTTGCTCAACTTGACCTAATGTAGTAAACAAACCTTTCAAGTCTTTACCACCATCAGCTACATACTTTGCAGCTATTTGTAATTCTTGTGGTAAACTCTGAAAAAATTGTTTTGGAGTTTCACTTCTAACTTGTCTAGCTTTTTCATCTAGGTTAGCTTGTATTAACTCTTCCCAATCTTTTGCACTATATTCTTCTAAACTTTTATCATCATCAAAAGGTACAATCTTATCATCTTTAATAAGTTTTTCAAATACATCACTTATACCAGATATTTTCTTTCTACCTCTTGTTTCTTTCTTTTCATCTTCTTCAGTTACTTCATCTAATGAATCAATAACTTCATCAATGTTTACTTCTTCTTTTTTGGTTTCTTCTACTTCTACTTCTGTTTTATCTTCAGGAGTATCTGTTACCTCTGTCTTTTCTTCTACCTTAGCATTTAGATCATCTTTATCATCTACATCTGGGTCAGCAAAAGACATATCTGCCTTTTTATTTATGCCTGAAAAAATATTTTTAGGCTTAGCATTATCATCTTGAATCATATCAGCACCACTTGGAGCAGCATTGAATATTTCATCTAAGTTAACGTCTACTTTTTCAACGTTACTTTTAACCGTTGGGGTTTGTGTTTCACTCATAATATTTGTTGGTTTTTAATATTAAACTTCTTACATTAATAATATAACAAATGTTTATCAATATAAACTTATAATATTTGTAAAATTTTAAACTTTTTTAGCAGTATATAGCTAACGCCTATTTTTTATCTTTAGGTTTTTGAGAATCATACTTATTCTTGTTCTCTTTGGCAATTTGAAGTTTAGTGTCAGCTATTTCTTTTTGAGCATTAATTTTTTCTCTTTCTACTTGTAGTCTATTAGTCTCCATAGTAGCTTTGGTAGTATTTTGCTCACGCTTCATGTCCATTTGTTCTCTATACTGAGTAGACTCTCTAATACCCTTCATAACATCTTGATAATCAGACTGCTGATTTTGATTTAAATCAACCATAGATCCATATCCAGCAGATCTTATTTCTGCTAATAATACATCATTCTTTCTGTCCTTCTCTTTTTCTGCCATTTCTACTTGAAGTTTTTGTTGCTCTTCTTGTGCCTTAGCTTGTAGTTGTTGCTCTTGCATCTGACGTTGTTGTTGCATTTCTTGCTGTCTTTGTGCTTGAATTCTTGTTTCAGAATCTTTAAGGATATCTGATACTTCTGCAATAGAGTCAGCTTTAACAATATTACCTAGTTCATAAATACTTGCACCAGTAGTATTATTTGTAAGAGCCATTTGTTTAAGATTTTCTAATATAGCTCTATGATTAGTTTTAGTAGTTGCAAATACATTAAAATCTCTAAGTAATAGATCAGTACCATTAATAGTAAAATTAACCTTCTCAGCTTCTGTGGATATGTATTGCAGTCTTATACTTGGATTATTACTGTAATAAAATTGAGCTAAGTCAGTTCTCATCTGATGTACTCTTGGCATTAAATGATCTGAATGCTGAACAAAGTACATTTCTGTTTGTGCATAAGACTGTTGCATAGCTTGAACTACACCTGTAGCTGTTTGAGCTGATACAGCACCACCTAAACGTTGTGGATTAATTCCTATAGCATCAAAACATTGTTGTTTAAAATAATTAGCAAGTTGAATTCTAGACATTAATCTATTAGTCTGCTCCATATTAAGAGTTTGATAATGATTAAAGTTAGTAGCATTCTCAGTATTAGTAATTGAAGTATCTAAAGGTAACATTTGAAAATCTTTCATTGCTACCCATGCTTTAGCATAATTATTTTTACCCCAGTCTTCTCCCATTGAGTGACGTGGTAAAGCATTTTGATCAAACATTATTACTGTTCCTAATTCATCTATTAGAATGTCTGCAATTTGGTTATTAACCATATTGTATCCAACTTGATAAGCTTTCATCAAATCAACCAAAGAAGTTGATCTAGTATTTCTATCAGAAAATACTCTACCTTCTACAGGAAGTTTACATCCATAAAGTGTATTATTTCCTTTAAATTGAAATGGTAATCTACCAGGTTTAGTTCTATTAATGCCTATATAAATTGGATTAATATTATCACCCATAGTAGATCTCCACATAGCAGGTAAATTTGGACCTATCTTAACACCACCCCATACTTCATTAATCCATATCCAATCAATATGTTCTCCTGCTAATAAATTTTCTTTTGTTTTTTGTTTAAAAATAGAAGTATCATACATTGCCTTTTTAGTAATCTTAAAGGTTTCATCAACTATTTCTTGCGTTACTTCACCATCATCTTCAATCTTAGTAAGATGTCCAACTCTTCTTTGTGTCTTCCAATATATAGTAGCTACTCTTAGTAGGTTACCTTCTCCCCACATAGAAACATCTTCATTTTCATCAAGGATTTGACTTAGTATATCACCACCTCTAGCAGGATCATTCCAATAGTTACTAGTAAATTGTCTATAAGCTAAACCAGGCATGTTTGTATTCCATTCATGAGATCTAGTAGGATCATAATATGCTCCATCATTTTGGTATCCATTTACCTGATATTGTGCTGATCTTGCAGGATATATTTTTTGTAATGACTTAAGTTGTTTTTCATCCATTAAATATCCATATCTATCTACTGCATCTGAAACCGTCATTAAATCTACCTTACCTACATAGTTTGAATCTGCTATGTATCTTTGATCTGGTGACTTTTGATAGAAGGTTAATACAGGATTCCATAGCTCTACATCATAGTCATCTTCTAACATACGGAAATGCCAGAATTCTCTATCTGCTATAAGCATATCTCTAAATCCTCTTTCTTCTAGTTCTTGCATTCTGAATCTTTCTTCATCTACTGCAAGTTGGTGTGATGCCCACTCCTCTACCATACTCCTATATGACTTACTAAAGAAGTCTTCTATTTCTGGTAATGATTTTATATTTTGAGGAGATAATTGTTGTTGTGCTTCTTCTGATGATGGATCCATACCCATTTCAATCATCTTTAAAACTAACTGAGATTCTGCTTCTGCTAAAAGTGATTCTTCAATTTGCATTCTTTTTTGTTCTAACATCTCATTATAAGATGCATCATCAACAGCTCTAAATTGTACTTTAGAATATCTTTTTGCAAACTCTCCTGTAAGTACGTTAATAACATTAGGTACAATAGGATAAAACTTTAACTCTAATGCAGAATCATTTTCTTTAGTTAATACATCCATTAAATCTTTGTAGTCATTATCTGGCTCTACAATATAATCAGACTTATCTATAATACCTTTAGCAAGTTTATAATTCTTTAATAGTCTTCTAGAATTAACACGTAAAAATTCAATACCTTGCAACTCTAACCAATCTAAGTTCCACGCTGCCCAGTCATCTGTTTTTTTGGAATATGGTAAAAATTGAATAGGCTGTGTTAAGCTGGAAAATGTATCTCCACTTTCTGCTTTTGCACCATTCTTAAGTTGCATTGCATTTAATACTCTCATCTATTTATAATTTTTAAAGCCAGATCTTCTAATTGACCCTTTTCTACGGCCAAGATTTTTGAACGGACTATACTTTAATTTACTTATTTTTTCTGAGTTTACCAAGGAATTATCCTCTGATTCACGTCTTTTGGAATATCCTCTATTTGATTGTTGTATTTTGACAAATGCAATTAATGCACCAAAAGTCACCAATCTATCTACGTTTAATCCAGGATGATAAGCTAACATTTCTTTTAATAACATTTGATCAGGAATCCTTTCTACACCTAAAACCTGTGTTGTTACAGCACCAGTCACATCAGTCTCTTCATCAATTACTTCTCTTAAAAATTCTATTGCATATGATATTAAATGACTTTTAAATAATGTTCCCGTATTTTTCCAACCATATTCTTGATACACTGTTCTGTTTGAACCTAAATCTTTTAAAAATAATATTTGTTGTTTAGGTACTAAATACTTTTGTTTTTTTCTAGCAATCATATGCTGAATAAATAATGATATGTTATTTTCAACAATAGTCCATGCATTATACCACTCTATTAATAGTTCTAATCTTTCATGAGTTTTATTTATATCATCAAATCTACCACACCAAGCTGCTACTATTTTATCTCTTTCTATGAATTGTTCTACATCACCAGCTTCATTAGTTCTTGTAACTTCTGTTGCATTCTTATAAATATAGATACTACATAAAGAATCAGATGTTGTTGTTTTACCTTCTGACACAGGGTCAATAGAACCATAGTATGCACCAAATTGAGGATTAGGTACAGGTCTTTCCCATACAACTATAGATCCAGTTTTATCTTGTTGTTTTTTATCTACTGGAAAAGAACTGATGGGTAATTTATTTGTTCTTTTAGCTATAATGCCTGACTGATCTCTATCTAAATCAATCAACTCATAAGGATATTTTTTTTCTTCTATGCTTTTTAATTGTTTAGTTATTATACCTTGAGGAAAAATTGATTCTTTTCTATATGCAAAAGCTTCAGCAATATTTAAAGGTTTCTGAGATATTCTTAATTGAAATTGTTCTCCACTTAATTCATTCTTCCATCTTGCTCTTTCTAGGTGAATTGCTTCAATAGCTTCTTCAATAAGACTATTGCCATATTTATCAATATAAGGGGGCATAGACCACTGTTCAGGAATAAATAGTCCTGCCATACCAATAGTACCATCAGCGTCCAGTAAATTAGTTTCTACTGCATATATATCATTTGCTCCTGGTTGAAGAATCATTTCCTTTAATGGATTACATTGTTCTAAATCACCCACTGATCCTGCTGCAATAAACATTCCTGTAGTTACCATACCAGATGACATTGCAGGACGTAAATATTCATATGTCTGCATCATGTTTTTAGCAATACCAGCTTCCTCATGAAAAAAGTAAGTACAAGGTCCACCAACACCTGTTGTTGCATTCTTTTCAAAAGATGCACCTTGTATTTTAGATTTAAGTCCTCTAGATGTTTTTCTATTATTAACCTTGACTTCAATCTGCTGTTGCCATAATAATACTTTTTCTGGATTACTTGGTCTATACCAAGCAGTATGCTCATTTAAAAATGTTTTGTATTCTTCTAAAAACTTCCAAGATCCCTTGTCATTAATATAATCTTTTAGTGAAGCTCCTATTTTACAAATAGATCCTTCTTCAAACCAATACTGGTTTATAATTTTACCCATATGGAAGTATGAAGATGCTATCTGTCTTTTTTTAAGTATAGCTGAGTGTTGATTATTTAGCTCTGCTAATAACTCATATAAAGCCATATGATATTGTGCATCCCGCACTTTAGCAAATCCGTAATGTTTTTCTTCTTTATCAAATATTGGTAAGAAGTTTAACCACATGTAATAATCTCTAGTTAAATACCATACATGTTCATCATGTTTAAATATTACACCAGTCCTACATTTATTTTTTTGATCTTCCCAATATGAAGTAAAATCTTTTGATCTAAAAGGTTTATTACAATAAAAACCTTGTTCATTAAATATTCTAGCTTGTTCATTAAAAAGTAAAGCTGTTTCATTAAACTTATATTCTCCTGGTTCTTTAAACAAATTAAATATAAATTCTTGAAAAGCCTCTTCAGTAGAAAATTCTGTAGTAGACCATTGTCCTGCTTCATATGTAGGTATGATTCTACTCATATCTAATTATTGCAAAAACATCACCCTGATTTAGCAATAAATGTTCTACACCCTCATGCTCCATTTTAGTTGGCATAGCATGATCAGCATATTGTACTTCATCTCCTATTTTTATTTCTTCTACCTCAGCACCTATTCCAACAACAGTTCCTTTAAATTCTTTTTTTTGAGCTACCTCTGGAATAATAATTCCTGAAGCTGTTTTAGTTATTGATGCTTTGCGTTTAATTAAGATTCTTTTACCTACTGGTATTACAACTTGTTTCATATTATTTTATTATTGGTTTATAATTGGTCATAAGCTAATCCTGCACCACCACGTACAGAGCTTTCTTGTTCCTGTCTCATATCTGTATATGCACCTTTGTATGACTGTCTTATCTGCTCAAACTTAGCAGCAGCGTTAATCATAGAGTTCATATTACCGTCTCTACCATGCTCTATAGGAGTTACCTCCATATATTTAGCCAATCTATCTAACATAGCTTTAATACCTACATATGCTCTGTAAGTTGGTGTTTCATACATTGTTTTACACATATCTAATGCATACCTAATTTTACTATCTTCTGGTGATTCTTCTAACTGTATCTCCTCTATTATAATATCTTCTTTTTCATGTTCAGGTAAATTAAAAAAAGGATTTAAATCAGGATTTGGACAAGTCATATAAAACAAATATTGATAAACTTGCATATGTGTATCTGGATATTCATCCATTATTTTTTTAAGAAATGGTAAAGTGTAACAATGCTCTGTTATAACTACCTTACTGTTTTGTATATCAAATAATTTTACTATCATGAGTCAGAACATAAATCATTACAGTCAATTCCATCTAATATTGTTTTTATAGAAGCATATGACTCTGTTACATATATTGGTAATGCAACACCACTTATAATAAGAACTCTACATTCATTTGAAAATTCATTTAGTTGATTATCAAAAAATTTCCCTACACTTAGTATTTTAGTAACATCAATATATATATCAGCTGTTCTATTATATGACATTGGTAGTAGTTTATTATTATTATCTCTTGCAGGTAACTCATTTTCCATTTGCATATATGGATATACTTGTGTAAATGTTCTAAAGTCTGGAGTAAATATTGGAATTTTAGCCATAGTTTTTAATTTTTAGAATTATCTTTTAACCACATTACAATAGATCTTACTTCATCTTTTAAATATGGTAGTTCATACATTTTTATATTTTCTAATACTGGTTCACCATCAACATGTTCATTAATTGGATAACCATTAGTATCTTCACCAATCTGCTTAAATTTGACATGCTGTATTGTTAGCTTACCAATCTTAAGTTTAGGGTTGTGCTTTTTAATAATATACGCATAAATACTGAGTTGTAAGTTATAATGATTTAAATTACAATCATCTAAATGATTTACAGGCCTATACATTTTATTAGTTATTCCTTCCCAATTAGTAAAACCTTTAGTTTTAATTTCTTTATTTGTCTTATAATCAGTTATATTTATGTAACCATTTACTACTTCAACTAAATCTGCTTGTCCACATAAACCCAATGATTTTAAATAAACTAAATGTTCAGGATATACACCTTCTTCTAGTTTTTGTACTGGTGCTAATTTTATTCCATCATCATCCACTAATGGTTTAATAATTGGAACCTCAACACCATGTCTACCAATAGTCTTAAGATCTAACATATCAGTTTCTCTTTGGTTATGATACCAATTACCTAATTTAATTGCTCTTTCAGTTTCCCCATCCCATGCAGAAATAATTTCTTTGGGTGTCATCCCATACCATTTAGATCTTTTATTCTTAGATGATTTAACTGCCTGACCATCTCTATCAAACTTAGGTTTAAATTTAGCAATAAATGAGGTAACACTTAACCAATTAATTTTATCTTGATCTATGCTTTCATATACATGACCTTCTTCTTTAAATCTTATTGCCATGACATTCAGTTGTTAAATTATAAGTATCTGTTGTACACCATATTACAACTAAATTAGCTGAAACATCTGTATCACTGTTTATTAAATTATTCATCTTTTAAATTTTTATTTACTTGACTCATTACTTGTTCTTCTTGTTCTTCTGTAGCTACTGCATCCCAATATGCCTTTGGACAATCAGATGATAATGATCTAACTTTAAATGCTAAACTACAACCACAATCTGAACAACAAGGTTGAGTCCCTGGGGCCATACAATTGTCCCCTCTTGCATCAAATAATGAGCAAGCAATACATATTTTAAATCTTTCTTGAGCTATAGCTTCTACATGTTCTTTCTTAAAGATATTATTCTTAATACCTTCTGCAATCTTGTCTGCATTTTTAAAAACATCTAAATATTTACTCCAACTCTTTATTGGCATCTTTAAAATTTTTTTTCTTTATTATATCTTTTTCTAATTGTTCTAACGCCTTTTCCATTATGTTTATATTAAACAAAATATTTTCACTCTGTGCAAAACCTTTATAAGTTCTTTTCTTAAGATTACCTAATATACTTTTATTTTTCTTAATAGAGTGTTCTAATCTCTTTTTTCTAATATGAAATGTTCCTAAACCATCAACTTGAATCCTAGGATAATTTAAATTAGATAAAGACTTTCTCAATTTAGCATAATAAAAAGTAATAAAATCATCTACTACTGATGGATGAACTCCTACTTTTTCTGCTATACCTTTTTTAAACTCTTTATGACTCTTTGGATTCACTTCCTAAAACTTTATAATCTAATAACACTAAACCTTTATTCTGAATATTTATATCTTTATTTATGGAAATAGTTTTTTTATTATTTCCAGTCTTAAACAACAAGTTTTTCTTTTCTGCTTTAGTAATAGCATTTCTTGCTGACTGTGGACTTTTAAAAATATTTAAATTTACAAGCTCTATACAAAATTTAGTTAGTTCTATATTATCTTTTTTAGAAAGTTCTTTCAAAAAGTTTAGATCAGAAGCACTAATAGGTATATTATTAAAAAAACAATAAGTAACTATTTGATACTTAATTGATAACTCTATATCTACTTTTAACTTTAAATCTACTTTATTTACTAACGCCATATTACAAACTCATTATCATATCTACAAGATCAGGATGTGGATAACAATCAGTTTTATCCTTTCTGACATTAGTATGTGTTAATAATCCTTTTACTTTTCCGTAATATGCATCAGAATTAAAATCAAACCCTTTTGTAGGGCCATGCTTTTGTATAAATTGTTTTAAACCTAATCTAATATCTATACCATCTCTTTCACCTATATACCTTAACCATTTTTCTGTTTCTTTAATTTGATTTTCAGAATAATTGTGCCAATGTAAGCTCCCTCTAAAAGGTTCTTTTAATTCTATAATTTGTGAATGTATACATCTGCTTTTAACATAGGTTAAATTACCATTAGTTAAATAACCCATATTACATATCTCTAATCCTACTGAATTACGGTTCATATGACCTGATCCAGTTTTACCTAAATGAAATCCTTGATTACCTTCTGGAAATGCTTGAACCATTATTCCATCATGCTCATCACTCCCTGTTCTATGATTTTGTCCACCTAATACAAATTCAGTAGCTACTCTACCTCTAGTATCTCTACCCCAATAATCAATACATGCATAAGGATTTGCATTTCCTGCAGTATGATGTAAAAAAACATACTCATTAATACAATTAGTTCTTCTAACGTATTCTCCTTTTGGTAAAAAATGTCTATGTATTATTTGATCATAATTGGTGAGATAATGCTGTGCATATATATCACTGTCCTCATCAATTTCATCTGGCTCACTTACTTGTAAATTAAGTAATATTACCCATGCATCATTAGTAACAATACCATCTACTGGTAAATTGTGAGCCAATTGGAATCTTTTAACATGTTTTTCTGTATTAGGTCCAAATATTCCATCTGCTGTAATTCCTAATTTAGTTTGTAATGTTACTACATCAGGACCTTGATCCCGTATCTTTAACTGTTTCATGACTGGCTAACTTTTTCTTGAGCTTGTTCCATAGCTTCTTGAAAAGCTTTAGCTTCTGGTGAATCTTTATCTACTGAGTTTTGATTAGCATATTGCTGTGCCATAAACATTTGAGCTTGCATTCTCTCTGCTCTTGACTTTTCAATAGATGCAAGTAGCATCTCATAATCAGCTTGTATTTCTAAATGTGGGATATTATCTTTGTAGAATTCTGTAATTTCTTCTCTACGCTTTGATAATTCTTCTTTTGATAACTCTGGTTGTTTATCAGAAAGGTCTTGTTTGGTTTTATTTGCCATCTTAATAAATTTAAATTAATAATAACAAATATATAGAATAAGTTTAAATAAAAAAAGTTTAATACATTTTTTTTACCATTTTACTTTATCTGCCCAATATGCAGCACTCATTTTACCCTTAGCAATATTTTTACCGTGTCTAGCTTTGAAACTCTTACGTCTTGCCTTTTGTTTAGCTGACTCACCTGCTTTAGGTTTGCCTGCAGTTTTTACTCCTTGTTGACCAAAACGTATAGTTTTTACTTTATCTCCTACTTTAGCAACCACTACGTGTGATTTCTTAGGATGATTAGGAGTTCTCTTAGGTTTATTATACCCAGAGACTCCTGCTTTAGCCAATCTACTATCTTTCTTTTTTGCCATGCCTATTGTTTAATCATTAAGATCCCTGCTGCATTTAATGGTGCATCTCCTGTTCCATCTGTTTGCCATAAACTTCCCTTTTGAAGTCCTGCAGCTCCTGCTGCTCCATCATCTTCATAGGCTGGTACACCAAGTCCTGATATATCTTTTAACTTTTGATCAGTAAATGATTTTAACAAAGCTAGTGTAACTAATTCTGTTATTACTTTAGGTTGAGGTTTTAACCTTTCTTGAACATTTGCAAATCTAGCAATTGTAACGTAGTCTTCTGCTTTTGGGGTAACTACTTCTTTTCTTCTTAACATGCCCATCATGTCTTGTAATATTGTACTCATCTTTTTATTTTATATGGTTATCTTTTTTTACCTTTATGTAATCCATGTCTAGCATGTTGTTTACCTTTTTTTGTTGCAGCTCTCTTCTTTTTATTAGCAGCTGCAAGCTTAGATCTACCTTTCTTAGTAGATTTAAGTTTCTTAATAGTCTTTGATGGAGCATATACTTCTCCAGTTTCAGAACTTTTTTTACCCGAAGGAGTTCTCCACTTTTGTTTAGTCCATCTAGTTAGACTTTTTTGTTGTTTTGTTTTTGCCATTACCTAGTTGTAAAAGTATGTAATGAAAATAATATTAATGAAGAAAAAAGTATACCCATAATAGCATGATCAGTTTGAGTCACCTTTGCTTCTTTACAGCATTCTTTTCTTTCCCATGATGGCTTTGATGTACCACAGCTCATAAACAAAAATACAAATAATATTAATATAATCCTTTTAATCATTATTTTTTGCTTTTATATCCTCCACCAGCAGCCTTGTAACGCTTTGCTAACATCTGAGCTTTACGTGCTGACCATTGTCCTGGTCTACCACCTTTGCTTCCAGCTTTGATAGAATTAAATAATCTTTTACGCATTCCCGGTTTAGTATAGTTTCCTGAACTATTTACCGTACTTTTCTTTTTCTTACTTGATTTTTTTAATGCCATTACGCTTCATTTTTAGTTTCCGGATACGCTTTATTCATAACATCCTTAAGTAAGGCACACTTCTCATATTCTTCTGTACCTATAAAATGATTAATCATATTTTCTAATTCTTCTAGTTTTGGTCCGTCATCAGGATCAAATGCCATTATAGCATCACCACCCTTTTTGAATTGACTAACCATTAGATCCTCAAATGATATTTGATTAGATAATATTAAATAAGCATTGTTATATGCTATTTCTAATAATACCATATCCATCTGCATTTGTTCAATTTCCGTCAAACCATTTTCATGTTCCTCATTATTATCTTCCCAGTTTGACATAATTTTTTATTTAGTTAGAAACTCTTCTATACAAACAATATAATGAATTTTTAGTTTTTATAAAAGTGTTTGACTCACTAATATGCCCCGCCTTCCAGTAAAATTTTTTTTTGCCCCCCAAAAAATTGTGTGTTTGGCATGTGCAAGAGGTTCTATTAGATTGCTCCCCAACTAAAATTTGAAGTGTGGTCACCCCCCGTAGAAATGCAGGGTGTCAAACATAATGTGTAGCTATATAAAAAAAGTCTGCTACACAGAAGAAAAGACTACACTACAACAAAGCACAGGAGTATGTACTATCTATGTATTGTAAACTACA